ATGAGAAAATCTTCGATTCTAATTTTGACGGCTTTGACTGTACTGGTTGTTGGTTGTGACAAAATGAAGTCGGATACAAATTCTGATACAAATATCGATCAAAGTGATGTTTGTGTGGTGAGCAAAATCAATAAAGATGAAATTCAAAAATGTACGCCGGGCAAACTTATATTCCTTTCACCACAAACATGGGGTAGTGAAAAAGTTCCTATCGAATTGTCAGCATTTTTCTGCGATACCAATCATCAAGTCATCTACAACAATAGCGGTGTACTGTGTGTCTATACAGACAAACGCATGCATAAAATTAAATAGTTCACATTTGGAAAAATCCGCCTATAAAAATAAGGGGCGGATTTTGTTTGTGAGTAACTTATTATCTGTTACATTAGTTCGCATAATAGTTCGCATAATGTATTATTTCGTCCAGTTTATTAAATTACGCACCCCATAGATTGCCTTCGGCGACCCTTCGGGGACGTTCGCCACGTGGCAGGCGGGCAGGAAATAAAACCCTTCCTGCCCACCTACCACAAGCGTGTTTCTTGAACTTTTGGGAATCAAGGGGGTCTTCATAAAGATTGGGCAAAAAGCACGCCCAATCTTTACAAACCTTCCCCCTTGACACCCAAAAATTCAATTCCTAAATATATTAAGTTATTGATTATTAAGTAATCTTTTTTGTTGACTTATATCGTAGCTACGATATAATAACAACATCGAAACACAAAACGAAGGACAAAATGACAGACCCAAAGAAAAAAGCAAAAACTACATACGAAGCAAAGCGAATCGCAAAACGCGTTTCCTTCAATACCGAAACAGAAAAAGACCTATTAGAAAAAGTCGAAAAAATACAGGACTTTTCAAAATGGGTAAAATCTAAAATAAAGGAAATTTAAAATGAAAGCAAATCTAATTACAGTAACCAGCAACAACGAAATATCACGCCAAGCAGCCGACTACATAAACAGCCTAGCAATGGCAAACGGATTCACGACACCCTTCAACGAAAACGAACACAATCAATATCTTTCATGGTTCGAAAATCAAATATCAGAATGCGATGAATTCATAGCAAAAAATCTAAAAATTGAAATTAAAGAAATCGAAATTGAAGAATAATAAAAGGTCGTCTGAAGTTTTCAGACGACCTTTCTGTCATGGAGTACCGACGACCCCGCCGCGCTGTGCAAATTGTTGTCCTGCTTCAACGTAACCATCGTACATCAGATTTTGAGGACTTTTGCCGCCAAGACTTAAAACCTGACTGGAATCATCAGCTTCAATTTGCTGAACCTGCCTATTTTGGACAACATCCCTATTAGGTTCTTTATATGGATTAAACGGCATGCCATTTTTTGCATAATCGTTACAGGTTTTTTTGTCTATCTCTTTGATTACCGTTCCTTGAGACGAATAACAAGAACAACCCGATTTCCCGCCCGATATACACGCAACAGGATATTCAAGCTGCTTTACCTGTCTAATCTGATCATACAACGGCTTAGACTCGACCATGCCTTCAATCTTAGGCTTTAACATTTCTTCAGTCAGATTTTTATTTTGACTGGGTGCTATCTGCCCGCCTATTTCCTGACCGGCAACAGCAGATTTATCTTTTATGCTTTTTTTTAAATCATCAGACGAAACGTCAACAACAGACGATACAGGCGAATTTTCAGAAGCGGCTTTTTCAGACGACCCCAAGCCCGACAAAAGAGAATACCCCATATAGGCAGTCAAACCAAATACAATCAAGGCAACCGGAATAACCCATAGAACACGGCTTTTAGGCGTTTTGACTTTGGTATGTATCTCAGCAGACTTATAAAGACCGAACGCTTTTTTATCGAACTTATAGACTTCAGGACGGGCGTTTTTCATGCCTGATTTGGGACTGTTTTCACAATAGTCCCAAAAATAGCGCATACGGACACCCAAAGGCGTTTTATGAATATGGTAATGCGCGCCAACTAAATCACGAACCTGCTTATCAATACGACCAGGCATTTGCGTGATTAGAATAATATCGACACCTGAATGCCTATGAACATGAAGCCATTCGACAAGCTCAGGCGTTTTAGAACCCGAAGAACGCGGCGGGAAAATGTTTTGCGCTTCGTCAATAATGACGACAGAGCCATTATTTTCAGGATACTGAAGCCAAACATTCATGTCATTTATGGTATGACCTTCAGGAATTTTTTCAGTAGGAATTACAAGATCAGGTATGCCATGCGTGAAGATTTTACGACCCGCCCATTCTTTTTTAACCTTTTTTGCCAAATCTGAAACGACAGACAAAGTTTTGCCCGAACCGGGAACACCTGTAATCAAAGTAATCATTACTAATCCTTATTTTATAAATTTAAATGCACGGTAAGACGACCAAATGCCAAACGAAAAGGCAAAACCGCCGAAAATAATATTCATGGCTTCGGGTATGCCAGCCAATCCAAGCAAGCCAATCAAATCGGCTGGCATTCTGAAATAGTTATCGGCGACGTAGTTCAAAATGCCTTTGGTAGCCACCGATAGCCCTTCATACGAAACTAGCGTCACCCCCAGCCCTAAAAGGAGCTGAAAAAATAAGTTTTTCAGGCTTGGCAGGAACGCCAAAAACAGGCGCCCCAAATACTGAAAAAGCACCCTAAACAAACCACCCAAAAAAGCTGCAAGAGCTGGCATTTTTAACCCCTCATAGAATTGACCGTCTTATAAACCATCATTGCCGCCATAAAATAGGCGAGCGTTATAAATACATATCTCAACCTTTGTGCAGCTTCACATATAGGCGACCAAGAAAACGAATGTCGTCCAAACTGCCCAAAATCAAGCAAAATATCTTGAGGACACTGACCGCCAGTAGCAAAAGCAGAAGAGGGCGAAAATGTCCCAAAATTTCCATCTGACTTAATTCCATTCCAATCAGGTTCGCCACCACCATCAGGCACGTCAGGAACATCAGGAAGCCCATATTGTTCACCGCCTGAACCATCACCATTACCATCAGCATTGCCACCCGAATTTCCATCAGAATCAGCCTTTTTAGAACCATTCGAATCACCCGATGAAGAATCTGATTTCTTACCATTACCATCCGAACCACCCATCTTAGAATTACCTTGACCGGAATTTGACGAATCGGTTTTATTCGAATTTGAATCAGATGAATTTTGCGCAGTGCCACCGCCCGCGGATGGCGCACGACCTGCGTCGTTTGCGCCATTCACGCCGTCGGCGGCACCCGCGCCATTTCCTTTATTGCTTGACGCGCCACTCCCAACGGATCCGCCACCACCCGCGCCCGAACCTGATGAACTTGAAGAAGAGGAGTTATTCGATGATGTTGACGAATTTCCACCCAAGGAGCCGACAGAGGCGCCGCCAAAATCAGTATCTTTTGGCTTTGTTGTACAAACTACCGAAAATCCAGCCTTCGAACCTTTAATCTGCTTAACCATATTTTCTGAACATTTAGTTTTTGATTCGATATCCTTTTTTAATGAATCATTGTTTTTGTGAGAAAGTCCATCACAAAACATAGTCCAAGAAACATATCTTCCATTAATAGATTCAGGAAGATTAACCCCTGTTTTTTGAGTTATTAATTTACCGTTACCACCATTAATCATAGAACATGAACCATAGGCAGCCCCACGAGCGAACTCAGTATATGGATTTCCGTAACCGCCGATCTGACCAAAAATCTGATATTCGTAGTCATAATTTCGATCATTAGGAGCAGCAGGAATAGGAGCACCGCCACCGCCACCAGCAGAGCCACCGCCTGACGAGCCACCGCCACCAGCAGAGCCACCACCGCCAGCAGAGCCACCACCGCCACCGCCTGACGAACCACCGCCACCGCCTGACGAACCACCGCCACCAGCAGAGCCACCGCCACCAGCAGAGCCACCGCCACCAGCAGAGCCACCGCCTTTACCTTGTTTTTCTTCTGCTTCCTTTTCCTTTTTTTTCTGCTCAGCACGTTTTACTTCGATTTCACGGATCAAACGTGCCATTTCATTTTTATCAGCCAAAGCCTTTTTTAACCGTTCCTTTTCGACCCCCATTTCTTTGGCTTTTTTTTCAACTTCAGAATCAGGCAAATTCTGTCCACCAGAATTAGGTCTTAAAAGCTGATTCATATCGTAGTAGTTAATTTGTTGTTTAGGCTCAATATTTCCGACATATTCGATTTTGTAATAACAAGTCGGAACACAAATATATTTAGTAACGTTCAACTTTTTTAAAACACCGTTATGCCTAATTACTAATTCTTTTGTATTCCAAAGCTCAGTCCTTTGGTCAAAACCATAAGCAGGATTTATAAATCCACTAGCACTTTCACCCGGCCTTAAATCAGTTATTTCATCCGCATACGCCGCAACAGGCGCAAAAAAAGCGACCGCTGATAAAACGACCGCCGACAAATTCATTTTCATAACTAACCCCTAAACAAGTAAATCAGCGATAAAACCGCAAAAAACCCCATCAGAAAAGAAAAATCAACTACCATCATGCACCCCCATTCCTGATATAAATTTAGCAATCAACTTAAAGCAGAACATCAATACAAAAATCGTTATAAAGGGAGCTGCAACTTTTGCACCGCCCGACATCTGATCAACGACATAGCATTCAGGCAATGAAAGAACTATCTTTTCCCCATTCAAAAACCAATCTTTACCCACTTTTTGAGGAAAAATTAGTTTACCTTCAGCATTAATAACGGGCGCGGTTTGAGATAAAACGAAATCGTTTGCAACTTCGATACTCTCGAAACACTGTAAACCAACACGATACCCCATACCGCACCCCGTTAATTATTTACCGCCCATGAAGCTGGAAACGAGGCGGAAAGCCTTCATCACGACATAAACGGACAGCAAAGCCATGCCGACAGAGGTTACAATGGGAACGGCTTTTGCAATTTCAGTTGCCATAGTTGTACCGACAGTTTCCCAACCATCAGCAGCGGCAGCAGCGGACAGACCAACCAGAGCGGCACCAACGCCGATTTTTTGTTTCAAATTTTTCATATAAAAACAATTTTTCATATAAAAACACCTTTTTAGTAAGTAAAACCCCGTTTTCAAAGGCAAACGGGCAGCCCAAAAACTATTTAAGTACCTTTTCAGGAGCTTTAATTTCAGAACGAACCGGCTGAATATCGACAATCACGTTTTGAACCCGATTACCATTGGTTTCAACTTCAATATCAATTTCAGCGTCAAACGGGAGCGGGATACCATTGAATTTTTCAAAATTTTCCGACGTTCCAAACTTCATCGGCTCAGTCGCAGAACCGCGCATATCGGGATTGTTTCGGGCAAACGGAAATTCAACATAGACCGTCGTAGAATCGTATGCCTTACCCGTATCATTCATAACGCCTTTAGAACGTTTTAAGCCTTGTACTTTTGCGAACATTTTCATATCAAATTACCTTCCTGCCTTCTTAGGCTTTTGGACTAAAAATACACATCAAGCGACCATCTTTATCACAATGATATGCAAAACAATTTAAATTAATTGCATGCTTAATTCCCAAATGAACCATATAATCAAATTCGTCTTTATCTTTGTCAGATACGCCTTTAAATTCAGCGAATTGGCTCACTGATAAACAAATCAAAACACGCCTAAAAGCATAAGAACTATACTGTTCATCATCCACCAAAACACATGGGTAAATCTTCCTGTTACAGTCAACAGCTTTAATCATTTTCAAAGCCCTGAAGAATCATTCCGTATTCATCCATCAACTCCAATTCGATAGAACCTTCATATTCGTCATGAATAAACTGCATATAATGACGTCTTGCACTCAATGCGTACTCAACCGAATAAGAAGCAGGATTCACACGCTCAGGCAATGCGCCGTCTTTACGCCTTAGACGCTCAACAATCTCTTCAGGCGACATACCCAACTGAATCATCATATTTACGGCGCGACCCGCCTGATTAGAGGCTACTTCTTGAACTCGATCTATCGATATTTCCATGCGCTTTTCAGACGACAAATAACGATTTGATGAACCAAAATTCTGCAAACGCTCACAAATTGGAAAAGCACCGCCCCAAAACTGACCGGGCTGCAACAAGACATCGAGCGGAATCAGACAGTTTTTGCCCATAAACTGAAGCTCAAAGCGCGTCCAAAATAAATCCGATGTATCGCCTTGTTCTTTGGCTTTATCGTATATTCGACAGTAGCAGGACGAATTTTTAGATCCAACGCCGAGCGTCTTGCCGTTTTTCGTTCCATTCAACCAATCAGATCCAATTTGAGCCACCAGCGGACGCTTACCCCGCTTGTCAAATTCGCCATTCTGATAAGCTGCCCACGCGGTATCAGGGCTTATTTCTTCGCTATAAAAATCTTTTGCCACGTCGCAACGGGTAATACGCGGACTGTATGCATGTTCATTAAGAAACCGATATAACCGCTGCTCCCATCCGTCTTTAGCAGCCGTACACCCTTTTCCCGTCAGCTCAATTAGAATAGTTCCATTCTGACCGCCGATGTAGGCTTGACCGTACAAAACACCTTCAACCGACATTTCCCATCTTTCATCATAAAAACGACCTTTGCCGACGGGAGCAGGGGAGCTTATTCCAAATCCGAAAATCCATTCTGCAATCTCAGACCAGTTTTTCATTACGTCAAAATCAGTAACAGGAGAGGGCAGCCCCATCGCAAGCAAATCAGGCGCGAAACCGACAATTGATTTTTCTTTGAATGTGAAGCTCAAGGTATCAATGAAAGCAGTGTTTCCAAGCCCCCGACGGAGCGGAATTACTTTTAAATTTCCATCAAAATCTATAACTGCCGTTTCATAACGTTCATATTCCTGGTTTAAAACAACAGCTTCAGAAGATTCTGACGTTGATTCGCCCGAAGTTTTCAAATCTCGACCCCCCCTGTTAGATAGGGGGGGGGATTATCCCAAGCCCCTAAATTACTCATCGATACACCCCACATCTTTCTTAGGCGCACCGTATGAAACAGACAGAGCTACACCCGCAGCCACCCACATTTCTGCACGAGACAACGCTAAAACTTCAGATCGGATATCAAAATAAAGCGTATGGAGCAAAATATCATGTTCACGACACTCAACCCGCCAGCCCGCCTTTTCCTGTATTACTTTTGCGCTTCGGTTACTCATAAACACAAACCTTTATAAATTTATAAAATCATAAAAAACGAATCAGAATATAAACTCATAATTTTATAAAGTCAATGCGATATAATTACTTTTTTTTGTAATGGATTGTTTAAAATGAGAAAATTTATAAAATCAGTAGGCATAAATGAAAAGAGAGGAGAGCTTCTCCGAGAGAAAGCAATAGAGCTTCTTATAAAATCACAAAGACCAATAAAAGAAGTTGACATCATCAACTTTCTTATAGATGAAGTAGCAGAAAGAGTCGATATAGACGATATGGGCTTTTATCTCATGGACGACGAAAAAGACACGCACCAATAAAAATGCTTAAAAAGCTTATTAAAATACTAATTTTCGCCCTTTGCTTACTAATAAGCTGGCTATACGGATACGAATATGGACAGAAATCAAATCAAAAATGCTATGAAGATATAATATCCAAACACGCAAAACACAGGGTTTGTTCTTTCTCAGGTGAAAATATAGGAGAAATAGAATTTATCGAACTTGACAAACTCTAAGAAACAAACCTACAAAATAAGGAGCAAACGCTCAAATAGAGAGCGTTTGCTCATTGAATTAAAATAAGCCCCGGAAAGGGGCTTATCATGGCAACACAATCTGAACTCATCGACCAAATCAAAGACAGGCTTTTTATCCTGTCTGACTACGCTTTATCTCAACGCTGGCAGGTAGAGCCGACCCGAATCAGCCAATACCGACGCGAACGTCTGCGCCTGCCCATTCGGTTTATTGAGGACATTGCCGAACAAATCGGCATTGACGCGCTGACACTTATCAAAATGCTTGATACGGCACGACTGACAAAACATAACAAGGACGCCACCAAAATCTTATTATGGCGACCAAACGAAAAAGTCAGACGTTATCCGCCACCATGGGTAGAGCGAAAACACTTTTTCAGACGAAAACGCTAA